AAGGATTGGTTACCTTTTAGTAGAGTGGTGGCATTGTTTAAGAATGTGGTAGTGTCCACTTTACCCATGGTATTGAATCCACCGCTCTCATTAACTTCCATTGATTGCATGAGATTAAACATACTCTGAGTACCCTGAGCAATTTCAACTGGCATGGATGATAATATCTCATCAAGCGCAGAGGATGATAGCGATGTCAGTAGACTTCCTAACGAAAAATTGGTACCTGGTAATGCTGCCATCATACTACCAGTAATAATATTACTAAATGACTGGGTTGCGGTAGATATACCTGTGATTTGTTTTTGTATTAATCCTGCAAGAGGATACATTGAACCGGAAGATGGTATTCCTCTTAATAGATCGTGCTTATGTTCAAAACCTTTTTCTTGAACTATACGTACTCTTGCACCACCTATAACTGTTTCTTTTACATTTGGTGCTGGTAATACTCCAGTTGTTGTTGCAAATGCTGCAACTAATGCATTTAAAGTATTTAAATTAGAATTTTGAGGGCTACCACCGTCTTGTCTGGTAGGTTGAAGACATCCTATAACCACAAGACTACTTGCTCCGTCTGGTTCTTTTGTTCTCATGCATACGAGAGCTTGACCCGGATCAACACAGCCATTAAACTCAGTAGCTCCCCCTTGATTTGGCTGCATCATAACTGGAGAAAATCCTATATGATCTGTTGATACGCCATTACCCATGTGATGCGCTTGATAAACTCTTATTCCACCATCTTGATTTGGCGCTGGATCTCCTTGATGCCCACCGACGCAATATCCTATTGTGAAATTGCTTTCCGAAGCATTATTAAGGTGTCTACTTATCATACTATTCCTTGTCCCGCAGTTTGTGCCACGCAATCCATCGTTGTTGTTGAAAGACCGCCTCTTTTTATTGTGTGTACCAGATTAACGATTAAATATGTGCCAGTACCATATAAATTAGATATCTCAGGATCAGCGGTGTCCGTACCTTTTCTATACAACTGAATTTTAATTAGCTTGCCGGCATTTAATTCAGGATTCCATGGCACAGTTAATTTTAGAGCTACCTTGTCTTGTTCTAATAGAGACATTCTAGCCTGTCTTTTGAGCAGATATTTTTCCACATCAAATCGGCATTGATCTTGAGCTTTTTCTGTCCCGTAGTTTGTTACAGCGATCTTACCAACGCCTCCGCCAATACCACATCCCATTGCCTGGTTACCCAGAAGACTATTGGTACCGGAGTTAAGATTAACTGTAATAAGACTATTAATAAATTTACCATCAGTATCTATGCCATTTAAAATATCGGATAATAGATCAAAATCACAAGGGAAAGAGTATTGCATTATACTGTACGGATTACCATATCCAGACGCTGTTCCTGTTTCGGAAAATTGAAACGGTCTACTGAATACAGGTGATTGCTTTGATAAGCTTGATATTGATCTGAATTTATGGGTGCCTAAATCTTCATAGGTCATATAATGAACAAAAGAGGGGTCATCACCAGAAGCTAATGCTGCATTGGCTTGATGAGTTACGACCTGAAATGGATGAATATTCTCTGCTATGTAATCTCTACTAGGTCCAGAGTTTTCAACCTCAAGTCTTTTTGCACCTGCACATGACTGTAAGACCTCGGAAACAATATCTGATGGAGAGATACATTTCCAAGACTTGCTTACCAGAGACCTGGCATCATTTAATAGGGTATCATCGCAGGCATGTATACGGAATCTCTCATTATTATTATTTACCAACTCTCTTTTATCAAGTCTGTAAACTCTTTGTTCCACCTGAAGAGTGGACTGCATATCAAAGTATTCTAAGAGAGGTCTTTCAATGCCAATTTTTATTATTTTATTCTTGTAATCATCGAAGTTCTTCGGCGGTAGAGCATTACCCTTATCATCGGAAGATACATGGAGAAAGCTATCTATTAATACCGAGGTTTGAAGACCCGGGGTCAATAGACTTTCAGCCAAGGTTATTTCACGTACCGTTAAATCTCTAGTATTCTCTACTTTAACACCATCAATTAACACTACGAATTTTACTTCATATTGTTCTATCGTTGGTACTTCAATATTTACCATATCTTAAGACACTTTTCTAAGGAATATTGGCTCTGATGTATTTGTCAGAGTATTAAATTCGGTAATAATTTGGTTATAATATTCTTTTTTAAGGATGCGGATATTTCTTCTTTGCTCATTCAATTCGTCTTCGTAATCATAATAAGTCACAAGATTACGGTATATTGTCTGAATAATAGTCTGCCCACCTACTGAGAGATTTATTGGAGTAACGTCTTGTTCATCTGGCACATGCCCGGGCCCCTCATAATAATCGTGTGGCACATCGAGGGCATTATTGGTCAACTTTGTCTTGTTAATAACAAATCTTGTTTCCGTAGTTACTTGAGCTGTCAGATTTTCTTGTTTTATTACCTTCTCATAGTGGTGAACGGAGGCATCATTTGTCAAGTCCTGAGTCCAAGAGATGACTTGATAGTCTTCTAGTGTTTCACCCATATCATCTTCAGCAAGATTACGATATTTATCCGCGATATACTTATTAAACACATTGGTGGTCATTGGCCAATCGTACTGAGGATCCAGGATCTCGTTGGCATATAGAATGATCCAGTGAGCTTCTGAATCGCCATATATCTTATTGGCCAATATATCTGGAGTATCGCCGTCTCTTATAACATATTCGGTATATGCTGTCTTTTTATCCAAAGCGTCACGGATAAAAGCTGTCCTGAATAAAATATCTGTTACAACCTGATAGTCTGGATATTTTTTACCAGACATATTATATGAAATTGTAGGAAACTTACTAAAAAATCTAGCCATTCTTAGAATCCTTGTACAACGCGGCGTTTATGTAGAGGTTCGATTTCTCTAACACCCAAACTCAATCTAGCCAAGACTGGATATCCAGTAGAGAATGTTGAGTATACACCAGTTGGAGCATAATCTACTTCAATTCTATCNACAACGCATGTATTTATTCTGGGTATTAATGTATTTTCAACACCCTTATTATAAAATGTGAAGTCNAATTCNGCTGGTGGAATATAGGTAAATCCTGCGGTATTCTCATCAAGTTCTGGAACAGAATGGAATCTAAGCGTATCTATAATATTTTTCATACTTTCAGATTCAACCTGATTTCTCGGAGCTAAAAGAAATTCAAATACGAATTGACGGAGATGTGTGCGGGAAAAGATGACTTCAACTCTAGGATTAATTGGATGCCCTAGCATTCCACCAAATGTTGTTACAGCTCCTGTAAATGCAGATACCGCACCCGATGCAAGTCTACCAGCATTTTCGCTGACTATACCACCAACAAAACCAGCACCGCCTGCAGCAATTGAATTTCCAAGGGCGGTCAAGCTAATTTCTGCATATTCGTTTGTTGTCGTATACATCATTGGAGTAGGCATGAATATGGCTATGGATTCTGCTATGCGGCGAGTATATCTCGGTATAGAGAATGGTTCTCTATTTAAACCAGGACCCACGGATTCAGCATTACCAAATCTTAGAGCATCAACTTTAGAATAGTCTCTCTGCAATAGTGTCTGACCGGCGCTATATGAGGTACGCTGTTGACCACCGCCTGTTGATGTTACCGGGACATTTATATTGATTATCATATAGTGACCGACATAATCATTGCCTAGATCCGCCGGGAATGTGCGATATCTAAAATCATATTGAGATTGTTCTAGAGTATTATCACCTATTTGATAGTCGATAAGTATATCACCAACTCTTTCCTTTACTTCACCACCTATATTTTTTGCGGCATCATCTGCCTCTGCTTTTATTTTATCAAGAAAATTGAGAAAATCTGTTCCTGAAAGCATTAATTTGTATTCCTAAATTGTTTTCTATATATTTATATGAAAACTTACAAGGGCCGATATAGCCCAAAGCACCCGGAAAAATATAAAGGTGACCCAACTCAGATCATTTATCGCTCTGGTTGGGAACGTAGACTCATGGTATATTTGGATGAGAATAAATCAGTAATTCAGTGGTCATCTGAGGAGATAGCAATACCATATAGATCGCCTCTAGATAATAAAATACACAGGTATTTCCCTGATTTCTATGTAAAAGCCGTAGATAAGAATGGTAATATCACAGAACAGCTATTGGAAGTAAAACCTAAGAAAGAGACCAGAGAGCCAGTCAAGAAAAAGAGAATAACCAAACAGTACATTACTGAGGTAACTACATGGGGTAAGAATCAAGCTAAATGGAAAGCTGCTGAAGAATACTGTCTGGACAGGGGCTGGCAGTTCAAACTTATCACTGAGAAAGAATTAGGTATCAAGTAGTATTATTCATTCATACAGCACATAGCCATTATATAGTCATGTCAAGTGGTTGTCAAGTGAAATAAATACAATTATGGCAAAGTATAATGAAAAAGAAATACAGACTTGGTTAACCGGTAAAGCAACATCCGCTGTTGGTTATCGCAAGAGAATCATGTCAAATCAGGATCGAAAGAGAGAAAATGCCTCTATAGGCAGAATGTACTTCTTTTGGTATGATCCAAAGAACAAACAAACTCTCCCCATATATGATAGATTTCCACTTGTTTTCCCCATAGAAAGATATCCAGACGGTTTTCTAGGTCTGAATATGCATTATCTATCTTTTGGAGAAAGAAAATACCTTCTTGATCAACTGATGAAATTTCGTTCAAATACCAGGATGAATGAAACGACCAGACTTAGATTAACATATGACTTATTGGCCAGTGCTAAAAAGACTTCGGCCACTATCCGACCATGTATAAAGCGATACCTTTATACACAGGTCAGATCACAATTTGTGGAGATAACTGCGGATGAATGGGACAAAGCACTAGAATTGCCTGTAGCAGTATGGGTTTCACAAGGATAAAAAATGGCAAGTTTTAAAATAGATAATCAACCAACAAATTTAACAATGTTAGACTTTTACGCATATTCTAGTGCGTTTCAAAGTCTGGCCAAATCATCACGATTTGCTGTTCGTATAATACCATCTAGAAATAACTCATTATTGAGAAGAATGAAATATACCAATTTTATGAGAGATTTTACATATCTGTGTGAATCCGCTGAATTCCCCGGTCGTGGCTTTATGAATGCAGATGTTAAGGGATATTATGGTCCGGACTTTAAAGTACCATATCAGACAGAATATCAAGAGACCGCTATGTCATTCATATGCCGCGCAGAATCTTTGGAAAGGCAGTTTTTTGATGATTGGATGGAAGTAATAAATCCTACCAATACATTCGATTTTTCTTATAAAGATGATTATGTCTGTGAGATTGAGATGTTTCAATTCAGTGATCTCGGTAGAGCGACAGAAACAGAACCATTAGCAACATATGCATGGACTTTCCATGATGCATATCCAATTCTTGTTAATCCGCAACCAGTGACATGGGCAGATGATAACTTCCAAAGACTGGCTGTAAACTTCACATTCACAAAGTGGACTAGAAAAAATAGAGATCCAAAATCAGGAACATATACATTAGCGAAAGGTGTTGGTACAGGCAGTACTCAAGAAAATGGTCAAGGCAGAGGACCATTAGAGATTAATATACCTGGCGGTGATCTACCAGTTGGTTAGTGATAATATTTAATTATAAAGGATGATAATGAATGACGTTACCCAAAATTGATGTGCCGACATATGATATTGTTTTACCATCCAATGGTAAAAGTGTAAAGATAAGACCTTTTCTTGTGAAAGAAGAAAAGATTTTGCTCATGGCAGTAGAATCAAAAGACAACGAAAACATAGTCAAAACGACAAAACAGATAATCAATAACTGTGTGATATCGGATAATGTCGATGTTGAAAAGCTACCATTTTTTGATATTGATTATATATTCATCGCTCTCAGGGCTAAATCCATAGGTGAGAACATTGAAATGTCCTATACATGNAATAATGTTACACCTGATGGTAATAAATGTGCTGGTGTATTTCAGGCAGATATAGACGTTTCGAAGTGTGTTATACAAAAAAATGATGATATTAGTATGGATATTAAGTTGACTGATACAATGAGTATCAAGATGAAATATCCAACGTATACTGTTATGAAAGAGATAATGGGCAATGAATCCATATTTGAAAAGAAAATACGTGTAATATGCAATTGTGTGGATAGAGTTGTCAATGGCGATAAAGTATACACAACGAAAGATTTCAGTAAAGAAGAACTAAAAGAGTTTGTCGAGGCATTGACACAGGAACAGTATAAGAAGCTAGAAGAATTCGTAGACAATTTGCCTACCTTCTATATCTCAGCAAAGTCGATTTGCCCTAAATGCAAGTATGAGCATAACATCAAATATACGGACTTTACTCGTTTTTTTCAATAATGCTTGGCCATGATACTTTGATGAATTATTTTAAAACTAATTTTGCTTTAATGCAACATCACAAGTATAGTCTTACGGAACTAGAAAATATGATACCTTGGGAAAGATTTATATACGTTGATTTACTCAAGGAACATATAAAAGAACAAGACCAAAAGATGCGTGACCAAGCAGCAACAATTAAGAAGAGAAGATAAATGGCATTTAATCTTGAGAACATGACAGTTAGCTACAGAAGCTTACTAAAGCTGGTACCTACTCAAAGAACTCAACTAGCTCAGAGTGGTTCTATTAACGACATAATATCCGCTTTGACTCCCGGTCAGCTGGTTAATATGTTCCCAAGATATTATAGAGACCAATTGCCGGATATTGGTAAAACCAATCAATATTCAGCAAAACTAGATGTTGCTTTATCGGGCGGTTCCAAACTGGCGCCAACTAGGTCTGGAGCAATAACAACATATGGCGGTGGAGGTGCCGGCGGAGGCAGTAGAAAAGCTTTAACACCTGAAGAAAAAGCAGTTCAAGAGATTTTCCAAAAAGCTTTCCCTAATCAGGTCGGTTCGGAAGCAACATCTGGTATAATTGACAAGAGTGGTCGTGTAATAAGCACCGCTTCTACCAGTATGTCGCCACAAGAAAGAGCCTTGCTTGATACGATTGCTCATGGTGAAAGCCCCAACTATAATACTATTGTAGATGGAGCAACTTTTAGTGATTTTTCTGATCATCCTCGTCAATTTGGTACAGTGCATACAGATAGTACAGCAGCTGGCCGCTATCAGTTTACCAAAACAACCTGGGATGGCACAGTGTTGGAATACAATAAAAGATATCCAGATAATCCAATAAATGATTTTAGCCCAGAAAATCAGGATAGAGCAGCATTATATCTTGCTCAAAAAGACTATCGATCAAGAACAGGTAGAGACCTTCAAGTAGACTTAAATAGCCCTCCTGCAAATTTTGGTGAATTACTTAAAATCGGTCTTGGAGGTAGTGGTAAGTATACTACTTGGCTAGCTTTTCAAAAAATGACTGATGATAAGATTCAGGACCT